CGACTCTTATGGCAGGCTGTGCGCTTGCTGCTCTTTTCTTTGATCAGGAGAAAGCCGCTGAAGTTTATTTTGCAGCGACTAAAAAAGACCAAGCTAAAATCGGATTCGACGAAGCGCAAAGGATGGTTCAGGTTTCGCCGCCGCTCCGAAAACATCTTAAAGCGGGAAAGCACGACATCAAAGCGCCGACGCTTTCGGCGAGATGCACGTACTTAAGTGCTGATCGGGATACACTCGACGGACTCAACATACACTTTGCAGGGATTGACGAATACCACGCGCACCAAACGGACGGAGTGGCTAACGTGCTGCGTTCAGGAATGCAGGCGCGGCGTAACCCTATGCACTTGACAATTACCACGGCGGGCTTTAACCGCGAATCACCATGCTACCAATTGCAAAAGACGTGCAAGGAAATACTAGATGAGGTGAAGCATGACGATGCACAATTTGCAATTATCTACGAGCTGGACGATGACGATGACTGGACGGACAATAAGACTTGGCAAAAAGCAAACCCGTCACTAGGCACAGCTTTGCGCCCGCAGTTATTAGATAGCCAACTGCAACAAGCTATTAACGTCGGCGGATCGCGTGAAGTAGAATTTAAAACGAAGCACCTAAATAAATGGGTGACTGCTTCCAAAACTTGGATACAGGATGAAGTGTGGATGGGTAACAAACGCGAAGCGGATTTGAAAGGCTTGCGCTGTTATGGTGGGCTTGACCTTGCCAGCGTTTCAGATATGACGGCGTTAGTTATGGTGTATCCTGACGAGGGCGGCTATCATGTTCGCGGACATTACTGGCTTCCTGAAGATACAGTGCACGCAGTACTTGACCGCGATCGCGGTCACATCTATCGCACCTTTATAGATTTGCCTAACGTCCATTTAACCGATGGCAATGTAACAGATTACGCAAGCATCAGGCGCAAAGTTAGCGGTGTAATGAATAGACCTGAAGGCCAAGTAATAGACGAAAACAATTTGATGCAGACATACAACGTTTCTAAGATTGCTTTCGACAGATACAACAGCACGCAAATCGCCATCGACTTAGTAGATGACGGCGTGCCGCTTACGCCATTCGGTCAAGGCTTTGTATCTATGAGCAGCCCTACAAAACAAGTGGAGGTGTTGACACGAACGGGAAAGATATGGCATGATGGTGATCCGGTAATGCGTTGGGCATTGGGTAACGTAGAACTAAAGACAGACCCAGCGGGCAACATAAAAGCGGACAAACAAAAGAGCAGCGGCAAGATTGACCCAATCGTTGCAATGATTATGGGAATAGGTGAACACATGAAAACACCTAACGAGGATGACGGCTTTTTTGAAATTATCAACCTTTCGTAACTTGCGCACAATGGCAAATTTGTTCCAACGTATTTTTAAGCGCAGCGGCGTGCAGGTAGCATATACAGGTTATCCGTCCTTCGCTTCGCACTTGCGCGGTATATCCACTAAAAGCGGCGCATATATTGACACAGAAACAGCGTTAGGTTTAACTACTGTTTACGCTTGTGTCAGTCGCATAGCGTCAACTATTGCCCAGTTGCATTTGGATATAATGACGCGCAATGAAGATGGGGTAATTAAAGCCACGGGCCACGTAGCGCAAGACCTTATCAGCCAAGAACCAGAAGCGGGTTATACAGCCTTCGACTTTTGGGAAACTTATATAAGCAACGTACTGATCTACGGCAAGGCTTACGCTATAATTAAGCGCCTGCCTAATGGTGACCCGTACGAGCTTTGCCTTGTCAACCCTAAGAGCGTGAAGCAAAAGATGGTTGATAACGATTTAGTCTATGACATTAAAGACCATGGTATTTATTTCCATGCGGATATGTTAATTACTTGCAACCTGTACGGGCAAAGTCCGATTGAGTTGCATCGTGAGATGTTAGGACTAGCTAAGGCAGCGCAAGACTTTGCCTCTGAGTTCTTTGGTAGCAGCGGAAACATGACGGGCATATTGTCAAGCAACGAGCCGCTTAAGAAAGAGCAGATTGATATTATTAAAGACAGTTGGAATAATAGCGGCGATCAGCTTGGCACTAAATTGTTGCCGTTTGGATTTAGTTACAATCGTATTGCAGTAGATCCGGAAAACGCAAGTTTGACAGAGCAGCGCGATTTCTTGAACCAAGAGATTTGCAGAATCTTTGGCGTTCCCCCTTCCATGGTAGGCGTTCAGTCTAACGTAACTTACAGCAACACGGAGCAGCAAGCCATCCAGTTTGCGAAGTATACCATTGTTCCATGGACGCGAAGGCTAGAGCAAGAAATGAACTGCAAGCTGTTAGCACCGGACGAACGGCCTACGCACTTTACTAGGTTTGATTTAAGCGACCTATTGCGAGGCGATAGCGTAAGCCGTGCCCAGTACTATGACACTTTGATAAAGGCGGGTGTTATTAGTATCAATGAAGCAAGAGCCGCAGAAGATTTAAACGAAGTGGATGGCGGATCTGTTCACACGGTTCAGGTCAATCAGATTGCTTTAGATCGTTTAGAAAAGTACAGCGATAAAGTTAGCAGCGATGGCGTTTGATAAATACCCTGATTCGATGACGAACAACGCCAAGCGCGGGTTACGTCTAAATGAAGAAGTAGGCGGCAAATGCGCCACGGCAGTAGGTAAAGAAACCGCACGAATTTTATCAAATAAAGAAAGTCTAAGCGATTCGCGAGTAAAACGAATGTTTAGCTTTCTGAGCCGCGCACGAACATATTACAACCCTGATGACACAGAGGCTTGTGGCACTATTAGCTATCTACTATGGGGCGGCGATACTGCACTAAATTGGAGCGAATCAAAAGTTAAAGCAATGAAAGACGATGAAGATAAGCGCAGCGAAGAACTGCGCAAGCAATACGGCGAGAACGTAGAACTGCGAACTAGCGAAGTACGAGCCGCTGGCGATGACTCACTAGTCATTGAAGGCTATGCAGCAAACTTCGAACAGGTTACAGATCTAGGATACTTCAAAGAACAGATTGCACGCGGCGCTTTCGATGAGGTTATGGAAGATGACGTAAGGTTATTACTTAACCATGACGGCGCACCTATGGCACGAACTAAGAACGGCACGCTGGAGTTAAGCGTTGACGAGAGCGGCTTAAAGTATCGCGCGGCATTGGCAGACACGCAAGACGGGCGCGACCTTTACAAACTTATTAAGGGCGGCTATATATCGCAAAGCTCTTTTGCGTTTACTATACAGGATCAGGAGTGGAACGAATCGCGCACCATGCGCACGGTTACGAAGATGGCCCGCTTGTTAGACGTTAGCCCTGTAACGTATCCAGCGTATCCAACTACCACAGTGGCTGCTAGAAATATGGCAGAGGTAAAGCCTGAGCCAGTAGAAGAAATTAAAACGAAATCCGAGGTAAGAAACGAAAAGAAGGAAGTCCTTACCTTTGTAACAATGGCGGACAATCCCGCGAAAATTTTAAAGACTATGAATTTTAGAAACTCAAACGATGCGGCCCGCTATATCAGCCAATTAGAAGCGAAGCTAGGCAACATCACTGACCTTGCAGAAACCGAGGAAAGGGCGCTTACTTCTGAAGAATTGGAAGAAACGCAGGATATTCACACCAAGCTTGAATCTGCTGAACAGCAGCGCGATTCTTTGAGTAAGAACGAAGCACGCCTAAAGCGTCTTGCCGTTTCTGCTGATGCAGTTGTACGAAGCGATAAGGAAGTAATTAAAGCAAACGCAAACTTTGATTTGGGGAAAGCTTTACGCGAAGCAGCACAAGGCGGCGTGACAGGACTGGAGAAGGAAATTGCACAAGAGGCACGCAGCGAGGCATCTGCTTTAGGTTTGGGCTTGCGCGGTGACTTTGCTATTCCTCAATCTATGTTGAACGAAGCGCGTAACGTGTACGGTGTAAATGCTGGAGCGGCTGGAGTAAATGACGCAGTAACAACAGTAGCCACGGAGGTAACTGCTTTAGTTGGCGCTTTGCGTTCTAACTCATTGCTAACTGCAACAGGAGCAACGCAGCTAAATGGTTTTGTTGGTGACATTAAAATGCCATCACTTCCAACCGATGCGGCTGAAGAACCAGCAGAAGCGGCAGGACTTACAGGCAACACGGGCGCAATGGGTCAGCAGACTCTAAGCCCTCAGCGTATTGCCCAACAAATGATTGTGACGAAGGAAGCAATTAACCAAACTAACGGCAACATGGCCGAGGTGATTGCTACTGACTTCGGGCGATCTATTGCAAACGTACAGGATAAGATTGCTTTAAACGCAATCCATGGTGTAGGAGGCGCAGCAGCTTTGGCGGGTCAAACTGGTGAGATGGTCAAGCGTGCGCAGTCAGGTACTAATGATATTCCAATTATTGATGCGGACGATGTACGTGCTTTGTGGAGTACTATTACAGCAAACGGCGCAGAGAACAACACACAGTTCGTAGCTCACCCGTCTGACTTTGCTTTCTTAATGGGATTATCAAACGTTTCTAACGTGAGTGCTTTGGTTGAGAATGGGTTGATGTTTGGCTATAACGTATTGTCAAGCGGATCTGTTCCCTCAATTGATGCAACTTTAGTAAACGCTAACGAATTTCTAAGCGATGGCACAGCGGTAGCGTTTGGAGCTAATGGTGACGCTTTACGATTCTTGTACTATGGGGACTGGTCGGATATGTTCTATGCTAATTGGGGTGGCCTTGATGTAACAGTCGATCCGTTCTCAGGCATTAGCGCAGGAACAGTGAAGATTGTAGTGGATACTTTCTTTGATGCTAAGGTGCGCCGGTCGGGTTCACTTGGTTCAATGGTATTCGCTCAGACAGTAATTGCAGGCGCTGACTCTTAAGAGTTAAATACTTAATAGAAAGGGGAGGCTTCGGCTTCCTCTTTTTTTTGTCCTTATTTTAGCGATATGTACTATACCCTCGAAATAACAGGAACGGCAACAGAGTCCAGTATTGTAAGCACGGCAGACCTAAAGACGTTTCTGCGTGTTGATCACAGCGACGAAGATACCCTAATTGAAGCGCTGCGAAGCGTTGCCATTGAATACGTGCAGAACTATTGCAACTTGCAGCTGGGTGACTTGTCTGCTGTTATGTACTTAGATAATTTCTATGGCACATGGGAAATACCAATCGGTCCTGTGGATTCCATTACTAGCATCACATACAACCCGACGGCAAGCACTAGCAGCACCTTGCCAACTAATCAGTATTACGCTGATCTAAAGCGAAAGCCTGCACGTATTACGACAGTATCGCCGCCAAGCGTTTACGAATATATCAGCAACGGCGTACAGGTAAATATGACTATTGGTTATCCTGAGGGTTCAATACCTGACGGCTTACTGCACGCGGTCAAGCTATTGGTAGCGCACTACTACGAAAACCGAAATATTGTGGTAGTTGGTACAATAAGCAGCGAAGTGCCTAACATGATTCACAGCTTGCTGAATCCTTACCGTGTAATTTCTGACCGATGAGAATAGGGAAAAGCGACAGAAGGATAACGGTACAGCGTTACACTACCAGCACCAACACATACGGCGAGCGCGTGCAGACGTGGAGTACTTTGATAACGGTATGGGCTGAACTGATGAAAAACGGCATAGGCATGACTGAGCGAATCGTAACGGATCAGGATATGCCTGTGCAGCGTGTGAAGTTTAAGATACGAAGTAGCAGCGCCAGCCGTGGAGTTAAGGCAGATGATCGCGTGCTGTATGACTCTAAGTATTACAATATCCAAGGCATCGAAGAAATAGGCCGTGATGATCAGCTTGTTTTACTTTGTCAAATTTCAGGTACGTAATGGCTCAGGGATCATTACAGCAAAAAGGCGGGGCAGTTGGCTTTGAAGGCATTGGCGCGGACATTAAGCCACTTCTGAAACAATTTGAGCAATTGCGTAAAAAGGTCAAAGACGGGGACGTACAGAAGCGCATCCATAGGGCCGTGGGTAAATTGTACAAAGAGGAAATGCTGAAAAATATTAAAGACGCAAAGCAAGAGATAAGGGTGCGGAGGGGGGGAAAAAAAGGCGGCCCAACAATTCCAATTGGAACGCTGAGAAGGTCGATAAAAGTTTGGCAAATAGATAAGCAACACAGCACTTTTTGGGTTGGGCCTAGAGTAGGCAAGCGACAGCCTGAGGATTCTGACGGTTGGTTTGCTAATATTGTCGAGGGCGGTGACCAAAAATTTGGAGGCAATACACAAAAGGGCGTTTTTGAAAGGTCAATCCGAGCGGTACAAGCTGAAGCGTTTACAGTAATGAGAAAGAAATATGACTTTCAAATTAGAAAGATTGCACGAAAAAAGAATAAGTAATGAACGTAGGTAAAGCAGTATATGGCATACTAAGCAGCACAAGTGCTGTAACGGATATAGTTGGTACAAATATATTCCCTGAGATAGCGGAGCAAGAAACAGCCACGCCGTTTATTGTTTATCAGTTGCAGGGCGTTAGTCCTGAAGATACGCACGACGGCCCTTCCAAGTTGGATGAAGTGCGCATGGAAATCATATGCTTTTCTGATAGCTACAATGGCGCGGCGGACTTAGCAGACAAAGTGCGCGGTGCATTAGATCGTGTGAGTGGAACTTACAATGGCGTTAACGTGGAATCCGTGCAGTTTAATAACGTTGACATAGAAATTGAATACGACCCACGCCGTTACTCACAGGTTACAACTTACACCTTTCGCATTAAGCGCGATGACATAACTATTGCAGCAGGCACGCCCGTAACAGGTGCGCAGCTTGGTGATTTGTCGGACGTAAATACCACGGGCGTAACAGATGGGCAGCTAATAGCATACGACCGAGATACAAGGGTATGGCTACCAGTGAATGGAAGTGGAGCGGAAAGCCTTAACGATTTAACAGACGTTACTATAACTGGAACAATTCAAAGCGGCGAAATTTTAAGAGCAGATGGTACGGGGCAAATTATAAACGCCACACCGAACCCGCTAAGCATTGACCAATTGTCAGACGTTGGAATTAATCAACAGACGATTCAGGACGGGCAAGCTTTAGTCTTGTCCACTACAGGCACTGGAACGTTTTGGAGTAATAAATTCTTAACTTTTGCAGATTTAACGGATGTTGATACAACCGGAAAAACCAGCGGTAGCACGCTTGTCTATAATGGCTCACAGTGGGTAGTAGTTGCAAGAAGGGAAGTAGTTTTAACGGGCTTAATAGGTACAACACCTATAACGATTAGCACAGCAAGCGGGCAACAAACACCGACAATTGGTATTTCAGCTGCAACTACCACGGCATCGGGTTCTATGTCAGGAGGCGATAAATCCAAGCTCGACGCAATACAAGCCGGAGCAGAAGTTAACGCGGTTACTTCTGTTAATACTGAAACGGGCGCGGTTGTATTGGATACCGACGATATAGCAGAAGGCACAACAAACGAATACTTTACGGATGCGCGTGTTGCAGCTAATAGCGCAGTAACGGCGAACACGGCAAAGGTTGGTATTACTACGGGGCAAGCGGATGCAATTACCGCAAACACGGCAAAAATTAGTTACACGGATGCAAGCGCAGTAGCAGCGAACACGGCAAAAGTAAGCAACGTACAAAGCGACTGGAATGCTTCCAGCGGTTTAGCCGTTATTTTAAATAAGCCCACAATTCCAAGTGTTCCCGTTGATGATGTCACGGGAGGAGTTGGATTAACGGCAAGCCCCACAACGGGTAACGTAGTTGTAAATTTAGATGATACGGCAGTAACTGCCGGAAGCTACACAAGCGCAGATATAACGGTTGACGCTCAAGGAAGGATAACGGCAGCAGCGAACGGAAGCGGAGGAGGTGGAACGGCTTTTATTCAGAGGTATCAAAGCGAGGCGAACACCTTACGCAGCGGAGCAACCGCCACAACAGAAATTTATTTCACTGCTACGGCTGAGGGTAACGGGTTAAGCGAAAGCGCGTCAAGCGATACACCTGCAGCGGGTAATGTTATAAACCGAAAAATCTACTATTCAGAAACGGCTTTCGCAAATCCTGACACCGGTACGTGGGTAGAGTTTACACCAGCTCCGGCAGACGATGCAACTTTTGCGACCGTCAAAGCTGCTTTGTTTGAGTATCTAAAAGTTAGAACGGGGGGGACAATTCCGATAAGCTTGAAACAGACATGGGTTGAAAGTACGCCCTCTACGTTATTACTAGACCAAAGTTACGCAAGTGGCGCAGAAGCTGCTTACTCTACGCGTCAATTAAGAGCAGCACAAACGGACTGCATGATAATCCGAAGGGCTTCCGATAGCACAACAACAACGATAGGCTTTGACGTTTCAGGGAACATTGACGAAAGCGCAATAAATTCCTTCTGTTCGGGAACTACTTGCACCGTCCAAACATGGAAAGACCAAAGCGGAAACGG